GGTGGGTGTGACCTATGTGGTGGGTTCCGATTGTCGTTGCCTTGATTGGCGGGCCACTCATGTGGGGTCTAAGCAGGTTCGATAGACGGAACAGCCAGCAACACGCAGAGAACCAGAAGGTTCTGCTGCGTATTGAAACCAAGGTCGACCACATAGACGATCGACTTGATCAACACATTGACTACCACCTGAAGGAGGGGTTGTGACTTACAAGGATGCTTTCAAGCGTGCGGTTGCGACGTTTATTGCTGGCGCTACCGCCAGCCCGTTGACTTCCGCCGTGTTTGATGTTTCGTTTTTCAAAGCGGCAGGCATTGCTGGTTTGATCGCGGTGTGGAACTGGGTTGCTCGTTCGGCGCAGGCGTGGAATAGCGTCTGATGGCTCGACCGTCCAATCACGAGATCCTGACCCGCTACCAGAAGAAACTGGCGCTGGCGAAGCGTTGGCGGCGAGAAGAGGATCACGACGACACTTGGCGTCGTCTGGTTGACCTGTATCGCGGTCGACATTACGAAGACCTGTCCCCCGAAGACAGGCTTTTGGTCAACATCTCGTTTTCGACGGTCAACGTGATTGCGCCCAGCGTGGCGGTGAACTATCCGAAGATTGCGGTCAATGCCCGCCGTCCTGATGATGCGCCTCGGGCGATCATCACGGAGGCGGTTATCAACTACTGGTGGAAGCATTACAAGGTGCGCCCCGAGTTCCGTCGCGCAGTCAAGGACTTTCTTGTGGTTGGTCACGGCTGGCTGAAGGTCGGCTACCGTTATGTAGAGGAAGAGGAAATCGGTCAGGATGCCGACATTTCGGATGACGAAGTGGCTGGCAATGAGATCACACCTTCGATTGTGATTATTGAAGATCGACCGTTTGTTGAACGTGTATCGCCGTTTGATGTGTTTGTTGATCCTGATGCTACGTCAATGTCGGATGCACGGTGGATTGCGCAGCGTATCCGCCGTGCGTTGAAGGACGTGAAGTCGGACAAGCGGTATTCCAAGGCTGCTCGTGACAGCATCAATGCGACGTCGTGGGGTCGATACAACGACGATCCTTCCAAGCGTCAGGTGCAGGACTCTGATGAGGGCTACGTGGAGATTTGGGAGTTTTACGACATTCCGAAGAACACGATGGCTGTGTTTGCTGAAGGTTGCGAACATTTCCTTGTGAAGCCGATGGAGATGCCGTATGCGTTTGGTCATCCGTTTGTGATGATCCGCAACTACGACGTACCTGATCATTTCTATCCGATTGGTGATTTGGAGGCTATTGAGCCGCTGCAGCGAGAGTTGAATGCGACTCGTACGCAGATGATGAATCACCGTAAGCGGTATGCCCGAAAGTACCTGTTCAAGGAATCGGCTTTCGATGCCGATGGTCGGGATGCTTTGGAATCGGATTACGACAACACGATGGTTCCCGTTGCGTCTGATGAACCGCTTGGGAATGTGATTGCCCCGTTCCCTGCGGTAGTCACACCTCCCGAGTTCTACCGCCAGTCCGACATCATTGAGTCGGACATCAACATGGTTTCTGGCGTGTCTGAGTATTTGCGTGGTTCGCTGCCTGAGATCCGTCGTACGGCGACGGAAGCGGCGATTGTGCAGGATGCCGCGAATGCTCGCGCTGCAGACAAGTTGGCAACCATTGAGCAGGCGATTGCCGAGGTTGCTTCCCGTTTGGTGCTTCTGGCCCAGCAGTTTATGACTGGCGAGCAGGTTGCCCGCATTGTCGGCGCTGACGGCGAACCCATGTGGGTGACGTTCGATGCCGATTACATTGCTGGCGAGTTTGACTTTGAGGTGGAGGCTGGGTCTACAGCCCCCGTGAATGAGTCGTTCCGTCGACAGATGGCTTTGCAGATGGTTGATGCAATGGCTCCGTTTGCTGGGTTGGGGATTGTGAACATGCCCGCTTTGGCGGCGCATGTTCTGCAGTTTGGTTTCGGTGTGAAGAACCCTGACAAGTTCATTCAGACTGCTCCCGCCCCTGCCGCCCCACCGATGATGGGTGGTGGCGCCCCAATGCCGCCAGAAGCATTGCCGCCTGCTGGAATGCCGCAGGAAGCGGCAGTATTGCCGCCTACTGCTGAAGCACTTTCTGGTGTTGATCCGTCGATTCTGTCGGCACTTCAGAGTCGAATGGGCTTTGATTTGCCGAACACGATGTAACGCACAGTTCTTTCTGTAGAGCAACCTTCACGGACTCAAAGGAGACATAGGTGGATACCACCGAATACAGCCCCGAGGAAGACCCCGTACTTGACGGACAAGTTGACGAAGTGGGCGGAACCGAAGATGATGTACCCGTCATCGACATTGACGCTCTTGGCGATCACTATGTGACAGTCAAGGTGGACGGTGAAGACGTCAGGGTGCCACTCTCAGAGGCAGTTGCTGGCTACTCGCGTCAAGCGGACTACACGCGCAAGACGCAGGAACTGGCACAACAGCGTCAAGAACTCCAATGGGCTTCTGCCATTAGAGCAGCGCTGGAAAACGACCCTGCTGGAACCATTGATTTGCTGGCTGATCATTATGGCGTAAGCCGCAAGGAAGCGCAGCGAATGGTGGACGAGGATCCGTATCTTACGGATAATCATTACGGCATGGAAGATCCAGTTGCGAAGCGTCTCGCGGAAATCGACACTCGCGTGTCGGCTTTTGAGAAGATGCAGGCTCAGCAGAGGCTGGAAGCGGAGATTGAGAGGCTGCAGGCCGCATACGGCGAAGACTTCAACGCCCAAGAGGTCGTATCTGCTGCGCTTGCGCAGGGGAGCACGAACTTGGAGGCGGTCTTCAAACAGATCGCTTTTGACCGAATCGCAACACGCCGCAAAGTTGAAGCCGAGAAGACGTCGGCTAAAACGGAAGCCAAGCGAACCGCTGCGGTTGTGTCTGGAGCAACGAGTGCGAAGACAGCGAAGGATGATGCTGGGCCGATCCGTTCCATTGTCGATGCCTACAACGCCGCGAAGCGGACGTTGGGGCAATAACCACGAAAGGGGCCAATCATGGCTGCTGGAAACTCCAACTTCGACACTCTGCTGTCGACCACCATTGCCAACTACCGCAAGACTCTCACGGACAACATCTTCACCGCCCGTCCGCTGACCTACTTCCTCATGGACAAGGGTCGCATTCGGATGCTCAACGGCGGTACGAAGATTGTTGAGCCGCTGATCTACGGTCAGAACTCAACTGTCGGCTCGTACTCGGGCTACGACACGATCAGCCTCACCGCCCAGTCGGGCATTTCGGCTGCCGAGTACGATTGGAAGCAGTACGCTGCTTCGATCGCCATCTCGGGAATCGAAGAGGCGAAGAACAACGGCGAGCAGGCCATCATCAACCTTCTGGAAGCCAAGATCATGCAGGCTGAGGAGTCGATGAAGGAAGGCTTCAACCAGATGTTCTTCAGCGACGGCACGGGCAACTCGGGCAAGAACTGGCTCGGTCTCGGCGCCATCGTGGAGTCGGGCAACACCGTTGGTGGCATCGATTCGTCGGATGCTGACAACACTTGGTGGCGTTCGTATGAGGAGAACACCGCTGGTGCTCTCACTCTCGCCCAGATGACCACGGCGTACAACAGCGTCTCGGTCGGCAACGACCATCCTGACATGGTTCTGACCACTCAGACCCTGTTTGAGAAGTACGAGTCGCTGCTGCAGCCGCAGTTGCGGTACACCGACACGAAGACCGCTGACGCGGGCTTCCAGAACCTGCTGTTCAAGGCTGCTCCTGTGGCCTACGACGTGCATTGCACCGCTGGTGTGGTGTACTTCCTCAACAGCAAGTACCTGACCCTCGTCGGTCACAGCGACAAGTGGTTTGAGACCACCGCCTTCGTGCGTCCCGAGAACTTGGACGCTCGCTACTCGCTGATCATGTGCTACGGCAACCTCACCTGCCGTAACCGCAAGAAGCAGGGCAAGTTGACGGCGAAGACCGCCTGATACGTCTGGTTGTGGGGGGTCGCCTGTTTGATGGCGATCCCCCACGATCTGCAATCTTTCACAAGAACGGAGTAGCAATGGCAAGTCGCAAAGACAAGAATCGATTCCAGACAAGTCGTTCACTTGGTGGATACGACCCAGTTGACGGTTTTATTCCTTACAACTATGAGGCTGGAAGCCCTGGTGGGCCCAATAAGGCTTCGCGCCAACGGGCTGCAAAAATGAGTGCTTCTCGCAAAAAGCAGATTTTGAACTCTGCTGGAACCGCAAAGAGTTACAAGCAAACTGGTTCAAAAAAGAAGAAGTAACGCTTTCCGCCATTAGTGATGGCTGGAACACCCGCATACTCCTTCTACGGCGAACCCGCAGTTCGCGGTTCACGTCCGTACGCTACAGCAGATGCCTCGCCCGCACCAGCGGGCGGCATGCCGTATCTCGGTCATACACGCTGCATGGCAAACGAAGGCACCTGCCAAGGTTCCCGTGCCAAAGGCACCGATCTGTGCATTGGGCATTTGAGATCTTGGGCAAAGGAGCAAGCACGTGAATCTCAATGAAATCCGTTCCAAGATTCGCGAGATTGTCGATCTAGGGGCAGAAGACGTTTCCGACACCCTCCTTGCTATGTATGTCAAGGATGGTTACGAACGAATCATCGCAACCGAACGTCGATGGCCTTTCTTCCAGAAGACGTACACCATGAACACAGTCGCTGGTCAACGTGCCTATGACATCGACTTGATTGGTGACGGTGATTTGCGGGAAGTCACGTCGATTGTTGACACGTCCGCTGTTGGGCGGAGAATCGAGTTGATTGCGTATGATGATGCGGAATCGATTTGGGTTGGGAACTTCGATCAAGCGCAACGTCCGCTGTATTTCTCGTTGTGGCAGGACAAGGTGCATTTGTGGCCCAAGCCCGATGCGATCTATCCGCTGGTGGTTCGCGGATACCGCAAACCGACCGACTGGTCTGCTTCCAACTCAACTGAGGTTGACGCAGATGATCGTCTGCATCAACCGTTGGTGTATTACGGGGTGGCGCAGGTTTATCAGTTGCAGGAAGATGTTGAACTTGCGACGTTTTATCGTCGCACGTTCGATGAGGCTGTCCGTTTGGCTGTGTCGGACATCATGCGCCCGCCGTCACAGCGACCGTTTGCGTTCGCTGATGGTGTGCCGCGCATGTCGCAACGCTGGTGGCTGCAAGGGCTAGGAAGAACTCTTGGTCAATGAGCCGTCTGTCACTGCTTCGTACCGACGATTTCACGGGCGGGTTGAACCTTCGGGCTGATCCGTTTCAGTTGGGATCCAACGAGTCGCCTGACTTGTTGAATGTCGACATTGATCCGCGTGGCGGATTTTCGATGCGTGGCGGCATGGTGAAGTTCAATGCGTCCGCTGTTGGCGGTATTGCGAACGGTTCGTTTGCGCCGCGACGTTTGTGGGCTTGGAATGCTGCAACACCGCAAGTGTTGCTGGCTGCAAACAATGGCGTGTACTACGCCACTACTGCCAACTTCACGTCAATGAGCGTTACGACGACAGCACCCTTTGGTGCGTCGTTTGCGGAGTGGACAACTGGTACTGGTGCGTTTGTGTACATTGCAACTGGCACAACGCCGAAGAAGTGGAATGGTTCTTCTGTGACGACGTTGACTGCTTCTGGGACGTCGCAATGGCAGGACGATTTGTCTAACTCCAATGGTACTCACATGCCGACTGCTCGCTTCGCGGCGTCGCATGTGGATCGTATGTGGGTTGCGTACACGACAGAGAACGGTTCGGATTATCCGAATCGTATTCGTTTCTCTCATCCGTTCTTTCCCGAGTCTTGGCGGGAAACGGATTACATCGACATTGTTGAGGGCGGTTCGGGTATTACGGCTGTTGTGCCGTTCAATGGTTCGTTGCTTGTGTTCAAGAAACGTGCCGTGTTTGCGATTCTGGGTTACTCAACCGACACGTTTCAGGTTGTGACTTTGACGACAGAGGTTGGTGCGGTGAATCCGCAATGTGTTGCTGCTTCTGAACGTGCCGTGTATTTCTTGTCGTGGCCTGACGGTTTGATGATGTATGACGGGCAAAGGTTCTTGGATTTGTTTGCTCAGATCCGTCCCGCCATTCAGGATGGCGATGTGAACGAATCCGCTCAGGATGCGATGTCGGTGGCGTGGGTGAACCGCAAAGTGTGGGTTGCGTTGCCGTGGGGTGTCGCAACCAAAGCGAAGTACACGTTCGTGTACGACCCTTCGTTGGGTGAGCGTGGCGCTTGGACGAAGTACCAGACTGCTGACGCTTTTGGCGTTGGTTTGGGTGTTGATTATGTGACTTCGACTGGTGCAACGCACAGGCTCATTTGCCATCCCGATAAGGCGTATGTGTTGCGTGTCGATCTTGCGTCCTCTCCTGTCGATGATGTGGGCGCTGGCAATGCGAACTACAGTTCGTATTACGTGACACGTTGGCAGGACGCTGGAAGCATTTCTGCAAGAAAGATGTGGCGTCGTCCCGACTTCGTTGCGAAGCAAACGACAGTCGATACGACGTTGACGATGCAGGTGTATCACGATTGGGAAGAGTCGGTGGTGGCGCGTACTTTCCAAGTGTTTCTTGACGGTTCCAGCGACGCGCTGGTGTGGGCTGCTCCAGCAACTGAACCAGATGCCATTGATGGATGGAACGAAGCAGACTGGGGTGAGTCTGCTACTGGTGCCGTGTTTGCGAAGGGATCAAACATGGGTTTGGCTCGTTCTGTTCAGTTGAAGATTTCTTCTGATGGCGGAAAGCCGTGGGGTATCAACTCAATCGCTTACAAGTTCAATCCAAGAAAGGTGCGTGCCTGATGGCAACTGCTGCAGTTACTTACACGTTTGTCAATGGCACCAATGCTGATGGCACGCAGGTCAATGCGAACTTCACGTCGGTGCTCAACTTCCTGAATACGGAGGTTGTTCACCGTGACGCTTCGATTGCGTTCACCGCCATTCCGACACTTCCTGCTTCTGATCCGTCGACGGACAATCAGGCTGTCCGCAAGTCGTATGTCGATCAGATCATTCCTGCTGGCGTGATCACCCAGTATGCTGGCTCGTCCGCCCCGTCTGGCTGGGTGTTCTGCGATGGCACGGCTTACAGTCGTACGAATCCGACGTACACACGCCTGTTCGCGGCTATTGCCACGAACTACGGCGTGGGTGATGGCGCCACGACATTCAACGTGCCCGATCTCCGTGGTCGTTTTCCTGTTGGTCGTAATGCTTCCGATGCGTCGTTCGATGTGTTGGCGGAGACTGGTGGAACGAAAACGGAGTCGTTGACGACGGCGCAGATTCCGTCGCATACGCATGGTGTTGGGACGTACGCCGTAGGGACTTCGGCTGAGCACTCTCACAACAACACGTTTTCGATTGGTTCCAATGGTGCACACACGCATACTGCGTCTGGAACAACTGGTCTCGGTGGCGCACATTCGCACGGTGTTTCTGGTGGAATCAACTATTTCGCATTCAACAAGGGCAGTTACAGTTCGCCAGATTATCTCGCTGGATACTCGTCCAATAATGACGGGATCATTGACGGATTGTCGGGCGGCAGCGGCGGCGCTTCTCTGTACTTTGGCACCACCACGGGTTCGGTTGCCGATCACACGCACACTTTTTCTGCTTCTACCGATTCGCAGGGAAGCCACAGCCACTCTATTGCTGGTGGCGTTTCAAACGGTGGTGCACATACGCACACCTTGTCTGGTGCTTCTCTTGCAACTGGCGAAGGCCAGTCGCACAACAACCTGCCTCCCTACATCGTGGTGAATCACATCATCAAACTATGACGGCACGGTGGACTGCTCCTGACATTGCGGGACTGCGCGGCGACAACACGAGGCCGTTGCAGAAGATTTTCGCGTCCCTGACCGAGTATCTGCAAGGTCTTGTTGAGAACACTCGCGTACTGCAAACCTACGTCCGTAACGCCGAAACAACCACGTTGGAGATCGGTGAGGTCGTGTATCTACACGAACGGCAGGGCGATCGTGCGACAGTCAAACGTGCGTCAAATACATCTGACGCTACGAGCGCGAAGACCCTTGGTGTCGTTGCGGAGAGGATCGCTCCGAACGCTGATGGTTTGGTGACCACTCAGGGTTATGTGTATCACATGAATCTGTCGGCGTTTACTGCTGGGGAGACCGTGTATTTGAGCAACGTGGCTGGTGGCATTACCGCCACCAAGCCCGTTGCGCCGAACCATCTTGTGTATGTGGGTGTTGTTGTTCGTGCGAATGCTGGCAACGGCATCCTGTACGCACGTGCACAGAACGGTTACGAGTTGGATGAGATTCACGATGTGTTGATTTCTTCTCCAACTCAGGGTCAAGTGTTGTCGTACAATGCGACGACATCTTTGTGGCAGAACTCCACGTTTTCCGATGGTGGTGGTTTGACGAACTTGAATGCGTCGAATCTTGCTTCGGGTACGGTTCCTTCTGCTCGTGTTTCTGGGTCGTACTCGGGGATTACTGGTGTTGGTACTTTGACTGGTTTGACGATTGGTGGCGCTGGTGCCAATCGTTCCATCACCATCAACGCCCCATCTGGCTACTATGCCATTCAGTATTTTGCAATCAACGGAACAAACGAATGGCATTACGAAGTCACGCCTTCTGGATCTTCTTGGTCGCTGGTTGAATCTGGTGTCGCTGCTCGTCTTACAATGACGAACACCACGCTTACTGTTGCTGGTGGGGTAACCGCTTCAAGTCGTATTCATGCTCAAACTGATCTTCGTGTTGGCAACACCAACTCTGCCGTTTTGTCAAGCGACGCTTATCGACTGACTGTTACGCCGCAGGCATACACGGGGTATCCAGTTTCGCTTGGCGAGTTTTATGCTTCTGCTGGCGTTGGTGGTGTGATCGGCCCATTGCGGGTTTATGGAACAACCAGCGTCACTATTACATCTGCGACAAACTCCGTTTGGGGCACGTTTGATGCAAACGAGTTCCGAGTCACTAGAAGTTCTTATTCTGGTGTTGTATTCAACTGCGGTGCAAGGGTGGAAGGCGCATACAGCGGTTGGTATTTGGCTAATCGCAATACTGGTTCAGGCGAATACGCACTTTACGCTGATGCAAACACGCTTCGCATTTACGGGTCTGGGCCTGGAGATTGGATGTCTTTTGAAAGAGCAGGCAACCTATGGATTCGCTTCTCTCAATGGATGATCCCTACCGCAAATAATGTTCAATGGGTTGGAGGTATTCCAGCGTTCGGTTCAAATGCGCTTGGCGGTTGCGGCGCATACAACTTCTACAACCCATCCGATGAGAGATACAAGAAGAACAAGAAACCGCTTTCCTTGGGGATGAGTTTCTTGCGTCGGCTCAATCCGATTTCTTTCACTTACTTGTATCCAGAGTTTGCCAATACGGACGATCATTCCGATCCATCCGCCCTTGTCCCCGTGTCGATTACAGAAGGACAAAGGTTGCGTGCTGGTTTTTCCGCCCAAGAAGTGAAACAGGCAATGGATGCCGAAGGTTTCGGGGATTACAACTTCTGGTCATTGGCAGACAAGGATCAGCCAGATTCGATGCAGGCTCTTGATTACACGGGATTTGTGGCGCCGATCGTAAAAGCAATACAGGAACTGGACTCCCGTTTGTCGTTGCTGGAAACAGCCTGAAAGGAAGCAAGTGGAACAGCAAGTTGATGTCAACAAAGTGATCGAATCCCTGATCCGTCAGGTGGCAGATTACGCCCAGAAGGTTGCCCTTCTGGAGGCGTACATCGTGCAAATCGAAGCCCAAAAGGGTAACGAACAGGCGGATTAGTGATGGCCCTCTCCGATCTTGGACTCGCATACGAACCCCGCAGACGTTCCGCTGCCCAGCAGCGGGATGCTGTGCTGGCCCAAAACGCCTTCTCCCGTTTCCTGTCGCAGCAACGTGGCGCCCGCGACATCTCCGATTTGGATCGACGGATGGGGAGAGGGACAGAGCAGGTTGCTGCTTCGTACGGCAAGCGTGGCTTGCGTACGAGCGGCATTATGGGTGAAGGCATGGGTGAGTATGCCCGCACGTGGCAGACAGGACGTCAGGACATGATGCAAGCGTTGGCAGACAAGTTGAATCAGTTGAATCTGTCGGATGTTCAGGCTCGTGCTGGGTATGACGCGACGGCTGCTGAGATTGAGTTGCAGAAGCAGCGGGACATTCTGGCGACGGCTGCGTCGTTGGCTGGGTTCCGCCCGTTCTTGGGGAGTTGATTATGGCGCCGAGGTCACGTCCGATTGGTTCTGCTGATTCGATGGAACGTCAGATTGAGGCTGGTCGTCGTCGTACCACGACGCCTGCGCCTGCCAGTTCTGGTGTTGGTGAGTTCGGTTCAAATGAAGCGTGGAACCAGTTGTACGGCAACTATTTGAATGAACTGCAGGATCTTGGTTTGGTGAATGAAAACTACATTCCTGTTTCTGGGACGACGGCGGGTGGTGTTGGCAGTTATCTTGGTCAGCGGGCACGCACTACTGCTCCTACTGCCGCTACTGCGGCAACGACAGGTGGGGGTACTGGCGGCATGTCGGCTGGGCAACGCAACACTTTGTCTGCTTTGCAATCTTGGATTGCTGGTTTGGGCGGCGGGTCAGAGGCGGACATTACGTCTGGTTATGGTTCTTTGATCGACGCTGCCCGCACTCGCGGTGCGGAGCAGCAGGCGATGATCGACAGGTTTTATGGTGGCGCCGAGTCTGCTGCTCAGAATCGTTTGAATCAGACGCTTGCCAGTTTGCAGTCGTTGATTGGTGGTGCACGCACCGAGTTGGACACTCAGAGTGCCGAGGGTCGTCAGAGGATTGATGAGGCAACGCAGCGTGTTGCGCAGGCTTTGGCTGGTCAGCAGAATCCGTTTGCTGGTTTGATGGCTCAGGCTGCTCCCGTTGCGCAGGCTCCGTTGATGGCGAATCTGCAGGCGTTGGGGCAGAACACGCAAGGCCTGTCGGCGCTTCAGGAAATGTTGATTTCTGATGCGGCGCAGAATCGGAATGCGATGCAGGACATGATCAACATGTTGTCTGCTTCGGAGCAGGCGGCTCGCCAGTCGCGTGCCGCCGATGTGGAGTTTGCCCGTACTGGTGCACAGCAGGATTTGGCTGCGAATCAGCGTGCTGCTGCGCAGTTGTTGACTCAGAATCAGATTGCTCAGGAGTTGGCTGCACGTCAGGCTGCGGATCGTGAAATGTTCCAGTTGGGTGAGGGTGCTTTGCAGGCTCGTTTGGCTGGAGCCAATCAGTTGGGCGACATCTTGTCGCAGTTGAGTTTGGGTCAGTTGGGTGCGGTGTTGGGTGAACGCCAGACGCAGGCTGGTCAGAGGAATGCTTTGGCTGAGCAGTTGTTGGCGTTGGCTACGACAGGTGTGGATGTGTCTGGTTTGATGCGCCAGTTGTTGGGTGGTGGACGATGACTCCTGAACAGTTGATTCAGTTGCTTGCTGCTTATGCGGCTTCTGGCAGGGAAGTGAATACGAATGTGGACAATACGCAGGATTTGGTTGCTGCGTTGCTGAGTCCGTCTTTGGGTGTTGCTGGGGGAACGTATGATCCGACGTATGCGGTGCCCGCTCGGTTCACTCCGACGTATGGGCCTTATTTGACTGGTGCGTTGAATAGTTCTACACCCGTTTGGCGTCAGGCTGCTCAAACGATTCTTGCTGGTACGTCGAATCGTTCCAACATTATTGCGCAGATTGCCGCAGCGTTGAATGTGAGTCAAGACGAGTATGGCGATACTCCTAACTCTGCTGGTCTTACTTATTCGGCTATTGCTGAAGAGGTTGACAAGATGATGGCAGAGGCTGGTGCTGCTCGGTCGGAAGAAGCCAAGTTCTACGATGAGCAACGCAAGCAGTTGGCGGAGAATGTGTATGGCAAGGCTGGTTTGCCGCAGCCGTTTGCTGAGTATTCGATTGATCCGAACATGGTTGCTTCTGATCCGATGTTGTATGCAGCGTTGCCACCTTCGTTGGAATCTTTGTGGTCGGAGAAGGCTGCGGAGGATTACAGAAAGTTGACCGCTTCTCGTGAAAGCGAGTATGCGAAGGCTTTGAATCGCGAGATGCAGGCGATTTATGAGAAGATGCCCAAGGATGGTTTGGGTGGTGCCGCTGGTCTTGGTTCTAGCGGTGGCGGTGGTGGATCGTGGGGGGATACGAGCAAGGAAACTGCGAGTGACAAGTATCAGCCTTGGGGGGCTGATCCTCGGCTTGGTGGTGGCCCAATGGAGCCGTGGCCTGCGGCTACGATACGTGTGAAAATGCCTGATCTGGAAAAGCGTCTTGAAGAAATGTACGCCCGTAGGGGTATCGCCATGTCGTACGAGGCGCAGAAAAAGGCCGCTGAGAAGATGGCCTCCGAGAAAGCGAACTTGGAATCAAGGAAGCGTGCCCAGGCTGGACTGGATGAAAGAACGCAAATGCTTCAGTTGGCTGATCTGATGACGGCACGCGAACAGCAACGCACCCCCCTTGGGGATGCTTTGATGCAGCGGTTCATGGGCCTTATTGGCGGGTAACGCCGACGGCATTAGTGATGGCAGTTTCCCGTAATCCACGCTTGGACTTGGCTCGCCAGTTGGCGCAACAGTCTGGTTCTTCTCAGGTTCAGACGTTTAGTGAGGTTCTCAGAAACCAGAGTTTGTACACCGCTGGAGGTTTGCCCACGGTCGACCCGTTTGCGGATGCGACCGCTGGGAAACAGAAAGATGTCGGCGGTTGGAAAGGTTTCCTAACCGACGTTCTAGAGTCGCCCGTTGGCAAGGTCGTTTCAAAGGCTGGCGAAATCCTGTCCGCACCCCAACGTGTCGTAGCGTCGACAATAAACGAGTTGAAGGACGCGTTGGATAGCGATCCGAATACTGTTGCTTCTTGGAACGAGTTCACATCACAGGTTGCCGATCCGACGTTTGGATTTGGAAAAGTTGTTGGTGACATTACGCCGTGGTCTTGGGCTAACAGGTTGATTGGTTTCGTTGGCGACGTCGTGACTGATCCTTTGACGTATGTAACTTTCGGTGCAAGCAAGGCCATGACGTATGCGGATGACATCGCGGACATTGCCGCTGGATCGCAACGTGCAATCAAAGCGGCTCAGGCTGGCAAGCGAGGTTTGACCGTTTCTGGTCGCGAGGGACGTGTTGCGCTTGCGGCGCGCCTTCGTTCTGTCGGCGCTTCCGATGATGTTGTGTTGAAGGCTGCTCGTTATGGTCGGGCTGCGGTGAAGGATGTGCAGTTGCTGGAACGCGCGGGCGTCAACCGCGCTGGCCTGTATTGGTTTGGTCGCAGGGTTCCTGGCACCACGGCTGTTGGTGGCAAGTTGGAGAACGCTTTCTCGTCAATGCGAGTGTGGTCTGGTGACCATGTGTTCAAGCGTGCTGCCGCCGCTTTCACGCCAGAAGACGCTAAGGCTGCTCGTATTGCGTTGGCTCGCGGTACGGTATCTGGCGAAGAGGGCATTGAGTTTATTGAAATGGTTTTGTCACGCAATGCTGAACGTGCTGCCATTGGCGAGCAGACGCGCGTTGCGCGTGCTGCTTTCGTGGAGGCTTTGTCTCAGGTGGGCGACGACAACGTAGAGACTCTTCGCAATGTTGTTTATCGCATGTTGGATGTCAATCCTCGTCCAGTATTTGATTTGAATACTCCCGAGGGCCGCATGGCTCAGGCTGTTGACAACATCTTCCAGTCTCTTTGGAATAACGTCGAAACTTCCGCGCGTGCAGTTGATCCAGACGCTCCAGTTCCTCGTATCATTTCCTATTGGCCTCACATGCCTACCGAAGATGCCTACCGCTGGTTGGCAAATGATGCCAACTCGGAGTCGGTCAAGTTGCGCGCGTTGCTTTACAACCCGTTGGAGAATACTGGTTCGTTCAAGCAACGTATGGAAGTTGGCGACGACTGGTTTGGTGTCAAGTTGACTCAGGATGACATCGATCAGGGTATTGACAGGTTGAATCAGATTGCCCGCGAGAAGGGTGGTTTGAAGTTCGATTTCTTTGAGACGGATGCGATCAATGTTCTTGATCGCTACGCCGACATGTACGGCGCGCAGATGGGTCGTATCGCCCGCAAGAAGTATCTGGTCGACAAGGGTGTCTACAAGAAGATTGAACGGCGTCTAGTGACTGATCCTGATCGGGTGAAGCAGGCGCAGTCTGGTTTGCGTAAGGCTGTCAAGGGCAGACGGAATGCTCAGAAGAAAGTTATTTCGTCTTTCGATGCTTTGTTGAAGGAGTTTGACCGTTCGGGTGCTTTCCGCCGTGGCGAGTTGGCTGACACCATCGGATTCACTTCTAATCTTGGAGACAAGGCTGTTGCTTTGCGCATGGCTGCGCAAGAGCAAGAATGGCTTGTTGTCGATGCACAGAGAACTTTGGATGATGCGATTGTCGAGTTTGAGAAACATCGTGATGCCTACGTTGATTTCTTGTTGGCTGAAGAACCAGAGTCGTTGCGCCTTTTGGAGGCGCGTTACGACGAGAGTATCAATCGTTTGAAGAAACTACGCGACGACATCGCTAAGGGTCGTGTTGCCAAACGGGAGATGGCTCAAAGGATTACTGATTCGTACAAAGAGATAGCCGAACTGTTGGAGAAGGAATCTTCGCTGGTTGATCTCAGCGATGCCGTGCAGCGGCATCTTGATGACATTATTGAAGGACGTCTTTCGGGCAAGGACGTTGGCATTAGTAAGTCATTGCAGGATTCTTTGACTGCTGCAATGGTGGGAAGAATCGACATCAAGGGTGGCGCCGACGCTGTTGTTCGCGGCGGTACGATTGCGCGTGATACTGACCTGTATGAAAGCATTGTCAAGCAGGTTCGTGGTACTAAGAAGAATCTTTCGTCTGCCGATAGGGCCGAGATTGTTCGGTTGTATGAAGAGGCTGGCGGAGAGTGGGATGTCACTACTGGTGCTTCCGCTAGTCGCTGGTGGATGGAAACGAATACGCAGAAGCCAGTCAATCCGACAGAGGTTGCTAGGGCTGCTACGGTTCAGGCGCAGTTGGAAACTGTGCAGAGAGCCATTCGTGGTGAGGCTTCGTTGACGGAGTTGCGTACTGCCGCTATGGCTTTGTTGGCTACGACAGATACGATTCCAAAGAGTTTGCGTGACACCTTGGTTGATGTGTTGCGACGTGCGGATGCTGCGGATCGTTTCCGTGATGGATTGCAGAATCTGCGTCGTACGAATAAGCAGTTTGCCATTCTTGAACAGCGTTTGGATAACTGGACTGCTGTTCAGCGTGAGATTACCTATGGCATCAAGTTGTATGCGGATGCGGAATACTTGCTTGACACCATGTTCAATACTGGAACGATGCGCACCGCTGGTATTGGATGGGATGAAGAGGTTGCTCCAGAAATCATTGATGGCATTATTGGACAAATGCCATCAATGGAAAAGATTCTTGGCAACTATCGTGGAACTTTGGAAGACATTGAAGACATTGCTGGAATGACCCAAGCAATCGACTTTGGCGAAGTTGATCCGAGCGGCAACATCAGCATTCGTTCTGGCACTAAAAAGGGGCCAAGCGATGTTCTTTCTGGCGGTCAACTTGCTAGCCAGCGTGCCGTTGGCGCTGGCGAACGTATCACGTACGGAGAAATGTTTGATCTGTTGAAGAAGACTCGCAGCGACCTCTACGAGATGGAACGCGAAGTTGTGTTCTCGCGCAAAGGCCCGAAGGGCACTACTGTTGATAAGGTCGTTCGCTACCGCATGGCCGATGTTCTTGCCGCGGATCCAACAGATCCCGCTGATCGTGGATGGAGCGCCAGCGTTCGGGGACATTACAACCCAGAACGAACAGATCGATTCATCGATCGGATTGTGTCTACATCTAAGTCCGATAAAGATGTTGCTGCCGCTGCTGCGAAGCGGGCAGAGTTTGCTGATCCGCAGGAATGGTTTACGAAGGTTTCTGGCCTTCGTCAAGTTGCCGAGTTGAATAATCTGGGTCGACGTACTCCAGGGTTGAAGCAGATCATTGGACGCGCCAAAGTTGATGCACGACTTGCCGATTTCCTCAATGGAAGAAGTGGTTCCGCAAACATCAGCGCTTACCGCGCTCTTGATGTTGACCTAGAAAAGATTGAGGCTGGCATTTCTACGCGTCTACGCAATCTTTCTAGAGAGATGGCGAAGACTCCAGACGATCCTTTGAAGATTGCTCTTCATGATGATTTGCGTGCCGCTGCTGAAGCGGTATCTTCTGCTCGTCGTGCCATTGCCGATGTGTCGATGCCCACGCGTGGAGTTTCCAGAACTCCACGTCGTGTTACTGGCGCCATGCAGACCGATAGGTTTGGTACTGCTGGTGCCACGGTTGGAGTGGATGAGTTTGGTGATGCGATTGATGTTGCGGGGCGAACTGGCAAAGAGGTTCGGGTGGGGACGGAAGCAATCCGAAATAAGCGCGGAGAGATTATTGGCGAAAGAACTATCACCGCCGACATCCCGAACATTGCTGACGAGATCGAGTTGATTCGTTCGGAAATGCGCACTCTTGCTGATGACATCAAGATCACTTCCATGCCGATGGGACGGGCGCGTATCGCGGCCCGCGAAGTTGGTGAAGGTTTGGGGACGGCAGAAGATGTCAAGGCTGCGCGCATCGCAGAATCGATTGACTTGCAGGATGCGTGGTCTGCCGAGACGAAACAACTTCTTGAAGATACGTATCAGAAGGCTTGGTTTGCTGCTGAAGTTCAGAAGCGCTTCAAGCGCGCTTCCGACGTTCTGCTTGCGAATGGTTTGACTCCTGACGTTGATTTCATGCGTCACATCATGAATGTGGTTGCGAAGGTGTTTAGAAATCAGTTGCTTTCTTCGCAAGATGATTATTCGGAAGCCCTGCTCGTTTTGGGTCGCCTGAAAGCGACGGCTGAAAACTGGGGTGGTGACGCTAGCGAGTTGTATCACATTATGAGCGAAGCACTCAACCCTGTCGACGCGGGAGGCAACCTTGCCTCGTGGGGGCAGATTGTCCGCAATGCGAATGGTCGCGAAGACGCGCAGCGTCTCCTTGCGACCTTCAAGGATTACGGTGGTGCAACAAACTCTGGTGGATTCAACAGTAGGCGACGTTGGGCGGAACGTATTATTGCCGATCCCGCATCGACACCCGAACGTGTTGCCCTTGCCAAACAACGTCTTGCGGCCCTGCCCACAAAGGAGAAGGTTGCTGCTGGACGTAAGGCTTTGAAGAAGGAACTGCAAAAGTGGTATCAGCAGAATGTTGATTCGACGCGTAGGGCTGCTTCTTGGACGGAAATAGAAACTGCTTTGCAACAGTATTCTGCTGTTGCTCGTGGTCGTGGACGATTTACCGAAGGCGCGAGTGTTCGTTCTCTTCGCGCTTGGGTTGAGTCGACGGAAGAGGCGGTTCGCAAGGCTTACGCTAATGCGCGTCAACGTACTGGATGGCTATCTGCTTCAGCCGATCCGTATTTGTCAACCGAGGCGGCAAACAAGATTCTGCTTGGTATTAGTGATCGAACGATTGCTTGGGATTTGCCGTCGTTCTTTGCTAGCACCATGCGCACTCTCGCTGATGAGTATGAAGCGAGAGTCTTGGAGTTGGGTGGCGCTCAGCAGCGAGCAGCGGCTCGCGCTGGCGCTCTTTCCGCTGAAGAATCGGCAGAGGCTTTGGCAAAGCGAAAGATTGTCGCTTTGGAGGCGAAGACAAGTAAGCCCATCAAGGGTTTTGCTGATGCTGAACAACGTGAGGTTTTGAAGCAGTTCAATGTTGACGAACTGAAAGAGTTGGCTCGCGATAAAGGCATTGAGGGTTATTCAAAGATGAGTCGTGCTTCTTTGGAGGATGCGTTGATTGCCGTTCGTGTTGACGAACTTGATGAAGCGCGTTTGATTCAGAAGAAGTTGACGCAGTTGAAGAACACCGACGAGTTTGCTATTGCTTTGGAACAGATCCGCGAGAATGATGTGCTGCGTATTTTGTCGTCTTTCAACGTCGACAAGCCGAATACGGAACTTGTTATTCGTGAAGGCGCGAAGAAGAGGACGTTGCGTCTGCTCAACGAAGGTCAACAGATTTTCCGCAAGGATGTATCTGATGCTGGTGAACAGTATGTTCAGATTACGAAGGCGCGTGAAATCAAGGACGGCGTTCAGTATTACTACAAGACGAAATCGCCAAGCGCTCCTTATGAGTTGATTGGCGATGGGGCACCAAAGTCTTTGGGTGTCAAGTTTTCTCCAGAAGAATGGTCGGCCTTGTGGCGTGGCGACAGTCGGCGTTTTGTGAACGCGGAAACGAATCGTTTTGTCATGTTGCAGGACGAACTTACGGAAGTTCGTCGCCAGATGGAAGAACTGAGTGGTGTTCTCAATAGGAGCGGCGTTGCGTCGTATCCGCCGTCCGAGTTGCGTCGCTTTGGCGAAAGAATGATCGTCCTGCGTCGACGCGAAAGAAACATCGCGCAGAAGATGTATTCGATTGTTGGCGCCGAAGAAGGTGGCGTCGTTTTGGAAT